CCAGATGTCTTCAATTGGGACAAGGTTGTGCGGGGTAAAGAAGGAGTTGTGAGTTAGTATCCAAGTGGCTTCCGGGAGATCATAGACCTCCTCATCTGTCAACGACCCAAAGATGGGTCCCTCAACAGGAATGGGCACACGTCGGCACATCACAGTCTCATCCAGTATACCACTCATATGGCCGGAGTAGGTGTCACTCTCAGTGATCACTTTCCAACCAAAGGGTGGCGGAAGATGTTGGGCTCTAGATACTCGAACCCCATGGAAGGTGTTGTCATGAACAACCCCTCTTCGGGTTCTGGTCACAAGGGGCTTTTCAGCCGGGAGATCACTCAGACCAAGTTCAAACAAACTTGGTGGAGTATGGATCTTCTTGTGGTTGGCCTTATAGTGATGGAGTTTGCTGGGGTGAGGACAAGCAGTCCTCCCCGTCATCAAACTCTTCCCTATAAGACCAACATCTGAATTCTGTATCTTCCCTGGATGACGATGGCGTCGAGACAGGTAGGTCGCTAATCTCCGCTGAAAGGGAGATATGAAGGACGCTTTACCGTCAAGACCACAGCCACCGGCAGATCTGGGTATGTAGAGGTTGAACTTCCCTCCTGAGGTCGCCTTTGCTATGTCAGAAGAGTAGTATTTAAGGAATTGCTGAGTGAAGAAGTTAGGGTTCTGAAATCCTGGTTTGATCTTATTATGGATATCCCAGAAGGGGACAAAGTCAGAGACTTTCCCATTGACCTTGGAACCATGGGTCAACAGTCCAACATTCGCGTATGGAATCATTTCACAAGGCTTCCCACATGGTGTGCGGAAGAGTGTTGTGTTGATCGTGCAAAATTTGTTGGAAACAAGATTCTTTCCTGGTGATCGAAACCAATCACAGGCAGGCAGTCCAACCAATGTTGGTAGCTGACCTGATTTGTAGGGAAAAGAATATCGTCTCCGTTAATTAATACAGGAGCCAAATTGAATTCCCCGGTTGAGAGTGGTCCCCTCATACCGGTACGGAATAAGTCGAACTGTGCCATGAAATGGTCACCTCCTTGTGAAAAGACCCAAGTGAGGAAATTAACAATACACAGGACTGGGAAGCTAAGTGGACTTCCCATGAGTTGGCCTTGTCGTTGCTCCACATCATCGAGATTAAACCTGCAAGGGTACTCAATGGTGTGAAGATCCAAAACCTTCTCATAAACTTCTCTCCTCTTCCCCTGGACGTTTGCCAAGTCCAGGAGACTCCCCATAACCTCCTGTTGAATATAGGAACGGATTCCGTCTGTGGCAGCACTGTAATCTCCGCTTGCGAGGAAGTCAAAACCATCCGGGGCCAGTGAGCGGAGGTGATCAATATCACGCTCCTCCACTGTCCTCCCAATCAGTCCAAAGGGTTCCAGACGTGAGAGCTTAGAAAAGAGCTCTTTCTGGAATACTTTAGCCTGATGGTATGGTAATGATTCCCCCTTTGTGAGAGTCCTGACCTTAAGAGGTTCAGTGACGTAAGCCACCTTCGCACTCAGACGATCCTTGGTTCCAATCTCAGAATAGGAGATTCGTGTGATTTCTCTGCTCACTTCTCGGTCTGTCTCGATGTAGTCGTCATAAGCTGTTAAGCCTGACCCCCACATACGAGAAATGCACTGAGTCGTGTTAGGGAAGAAACCTAACTCCTCACCCACTCTGGAACTGTAACCTAATTCAACACCCAATCTCTCTCTTATCTCCTCCCTCTGACCTCCCTCTGATCTCATCTTCTCATACGAAGCTGAATTAGACGGTTCCCAGATTTTATCCTGAGCCACGCCTTTCTCCAGCCCCTTGAGTGTCCGCCCAAAGAAGAAGTCCATCATCTGCCTGACCCAAGCTCTAAGTCCCTCCTCATCATTCGTATGAGAAGGGTCCATGAGGCTTGGAAAGATCACAGATTGATCGGCTTCCGGTCTGAGCTCCCCCATTGCCTTCCAATGTTTCCTGATGACTGAATCCACAAAATCTTCCGGAACTGTCTCGGTTCCCTTCTTCGCATTCTGCCAGTTCCACAAAAAGCTCAAAGCCTGATGACCAATTTTACCATTGATCAAGGATACGAGCCTGCTTCCCAGAGTGCTCCTCGGTCTGTAGAGATATGTCTCTGCACCAGGAGGCTTCTCAGGAAGC